AATACACAACAAACTATATGATAATGATGAAATCAATCAAACACTAAAAGATAACCTTACACAATTATTGCAAAATCAAAACCGAAACCAAAACCAAAACCAAAACCAAAACCAAAACAAAAACCAAAACAAAAACCGAAACAAAAACCAAAACCAAAAAACCTCGGATTTTTTCAATCAATCTCCTATGTTGTCTCCTTATGATAATTTCATAATCCAAAAAGAAAAAGAAACCAATCCCTACAAAAAACTAAACAATTTTGCAAACACAAACAATCTATTGATAATTTGGCCACTTTCAGACAGCAACATAAAGCTGGTAAATAACGCGAAGTTTAACAGTGCTACTATAGCCACTCCAAACGACTTAATGACATCATATTTCAAGAAATCGTGCAGTAAGACATCTAAAAAAAACATTAGTGATTTTGATTTGATGTCATCTATGAGTTTCACAGAAAATGAGTTTTCACATGTTTTATTAGATGAATACAACTTCTATAAGTTTTCTTTTGAAAATCAACCGAAACTTGTTAAAAACATTGCGTATTGGTGCAATAACAAATCGCATGTAATAGTTCGTCTGTTAGATGATTCTTTATTTGAAGAATGTAGTAAAACCAATATTTTTCTCAGCTCTGAACATAACGAGAAACAAATTAAACGTGGTAAAATACAACTGGATGATTTGCTTATATCAACATCATTCAGATGTTCAAAATTAAATGCTATTTACAAGAATGTGGTAGTTAAAGAAGTAATTAAGCCTTCAAAAAACTCATACGAGAAAACCTCAACCAATTACGAATATTGCTTGAATATCACTCCACTAAATAAAATATTGCAAATGTTTTCAGCCAATAATTTTCAAATCAAAAAAAAAATTTATCTTAACAAGATACATCCACTGTATGATAAACAATACATATATATATTCAAAAAAATATCTTGAACTAAAACATATAACCAATACAAAAAATATGATGGCTAGTACTTCGTCAGGCAATTTAGAAAATGATACTGCACGTGACAAAGTTAATAAAACCTTGATTGCGCTTGGTGTAATTGCATCTCTTAAAGAATACGACTTATTAACATGGGATGCAAGCGGTGTTCCTAATGTTCAGGCCTATGGAAAATTAAGAGGTTTTCGTCGGTATTTCACGTCACAATCCAGACATATTACGGTATATTACTTAAACAAGACGGTTTATGATGCAATCACCATGTTTAGAGAAGGTGATGATGCTCTCTGTAACAGATTGAAGTCTGCACTGTTAAATGCATTACATGGTTTAAAAAATCTAATGAGTACATATTCTTCAGATATACAAATTGTGCAAGCAATTGATATATTAAATCAAGAGATCATAACTTTAGAAAATGACTATCATCACGAAGAATCAATTAATTAAAACAATTAATTAAAACAATTAATTAAAACGATTAATTGAAGAGATTAATTAAAAACGATTAATTGAAATTATTAACTATTTATATATTAAAGCGCTTATGGGTCGTGAGCATTTAAATACTGTTCATAGATTTGACAAGTACGCAATATTTTGCAGTTTGATGATTTTTGTAGTTTTAACATTTGGAATATTTGTCGCTACGTATGTTGATGTTTCCAACTTTTCCACCAAAGGACACCTGTTTTATGCGAATTCTTTAGAGTATTTTAATGATTCTATTGATTCAGTAAAAAATCTAGCAAATATCACAAAATCCGATAAAATTAGCATAAACTTACCTAATCCAGTTAGTCCTAACCTTATCAAAAACAACATTCCGTCGAACTTATCTTCAAATACCAAGAGCGGCGACAAATATTGTTACTACGGCGAAGAAAATGGGGTGAGATATTGTGCAAAAGTGCAGCCCGGAACTAAATGTATGTCCGATGGTGTATTTAAAACAAAAGACGTATGCATGCACCCTAATTTGAGGTATTAAATATAGCAAAAACATCAACGATGCAACGATGCAACGATGCAATAGTATAATTTTAAATCGCAGTGATGCACACATGGACATGGTTAGGTTTCAAAAAACCTCAGTATCCAAATCAAAAATGTCGACATCTTTATCTTTTGTAGCCAAAGCATACTCTCCTACACGTTTCTCAAAGAAATTTGTCTTACCTTCTATGCTAATCATTTCCATAAAGTCGAAGGGATTAGTTACATTATATACTTTTTCATATCCTAATTGAACCAACAGCCGGTCTGCCACGAACTCTATGTATTGACTCATCAAATTACTATTCATGCCAATCAATCTACAAGGTAAACATTCTAAGATGAATTCTTTTTCGATTGAAACCGCTTCTTTTACAATTTCATGAACTTTATCTTTACGATTTCTTTTATTTAAATTGTTGTACAACAAAATAGCAAATTCTGTGTGTAGTGCCTCATCCCGCGAAATTAATTCGTTTGAAAATGTCAGTCCTGGCATAAGTCCGCGTTTTTTGAGCCAAAAAATGGCGCAAAATGCACCAGAAAAGAAAATTCCTTCGACACAAGCAAATGCAATGAGTCTTGTTGCAAAATTGGCACGCTTATCATTTATCCATTTTAATGCCCAATCTCCTTTTCTTTTAATACAAGGAAAGTTTTCAAGCGCATTAAACAACTTGTGTTTTTCTTCGCGGTCTTTTACGTATGTCTCGATCAACAAAGAATACATTTCGCTATGAATGTTTTCCATCGCTATTTGAAATCCATAAAAAGCTCTTGCTTCACTCAATTGAACCTCGCTCATAAAACGAGTACCCAAATTTTCTAGCACTATTCCATCTGACGCAGCAAAAAACGCCAATATCATTTTGATAAAATATTGTTCTTTCTCATTTAAAGAGTCCCAATGGGTCAAATCTTTCACTAGATCAACCTCTTCACAGCGCCAAAAACATTCCACTTGTTTTTTGTACATTTTCCATATTGCCTGATTTTCAATAGGAAACATGACAAATCTATCGTCGTTAGCAGTTAAGAGTGGTTCGTTAATGTTTTTAGACATCCTGAATATTATAATGTAATATTTTTAAATCCCCTAAAGTATATACTAATTTTATCAATTTTATCAATTTGCATAATTTTAATTTAGTAATTTATTTTGTATTAAACAAACTTTTACGCAGTTATGTATAGACAACATACAAAATAAACAAAATATAAAATAAACGCATAATATATATGGCTAAAAAGTGTCCACCTGGTGTAATATGTGTTGAAAACGCTACATTATTAGGAATATTTGTATTGTTTAGCGTGCTGATGTACACATTTGCTAAGCAATCAAGCGATTCGCAGTCTTTTAACAAGGTAGACCTTCCCACGCAAAATGATTATCAAACTAACATATTTAACAATCTCTCGGTACCCAAGGCTAAGGAGCAAACATATATCAATGTACCAACCCAGCGGACAGGATACAATTTTTCTCAAGTAGGTATATTAACAAACAACGACAACGACAAAATTCTTCCATTAATGGGGAAGTTACTCTTATCCGGTAGAAATACCTGGCAATATTACAGCATGAGTGATCAAAACAACTCAATACGGCTGCCTGTTTCATTCAACGGAAAAAGTTGCATGGATGAATACGGTTGTGACGAAATCCTAAATGGTGATAGTGTATACATTGATGGATACAATGACACTTTTTCAGCTACATTGTATGAAAAACCTGGATTTACATATAATCCAATGCAAAGTTTGCTTTAATTTCAGTGAAGAATTGATGAAAAAGTTCTAAAATATATTGAATTCAAGTTTAAACCATTTCTGTGTTTAACGGCGGCGGCGACGGCGCTTCGATTTAGATGATTTTTTAACTGTGCGGGATTTTTTAGAGTTAACGCGAACATAACCAAATTTTCCTTTTTTCGCTGAGTAACCGTGCTTCAATAAACGTTTTTCTTTTTTTGCAGTGAAATGTTTCTTACGAGAAACTATACGACCATGGCGATTTTTAATTAAGTCTTTTTTTTCTAAACCACCTGAGGTTCTTAAAGCACTCTTGTTAAAAACTTCACGTCTTGAACCTACTTTTCTTAAACCCATTTTTATATATTAAACATATATAAAAATATTAAACATATATAAAAATATTAAATAAACAATTAAATCAGAAAATGGTAATCGGCAAATTTGTCAACTCAACCAAAATATGGCTGATTTGCTAGATCCCATTTATTGGCGCCCGTACTAAAATATGCAGTCCTATCTGCATTTGAAGCATCGACTAAATTCCAGTTTGAGAGATCATGATTAAACAATTCCATACCACGAAACATACTCCTTACATCAGTTAGCTCGCTTACATTCCACATGCTTATGTTTTGATTGAAAGCATCTGCATTATTAAACATGTATTGCATCTTTCTGACCTTGCTTACATTCCATTTGCTTATATTTTGATTAAAATCACTATTCATGAATATTGAGCCCATTTCGGTTACATTAGAAACATTCCATCCACTAATGTCTTGATTAAAGGGTGTTTGTCTAAACATGCCGTCAACATCTCCTGCTGATGTTAAATTCCATGATTCTAGTGGCATATTGAAGTTTGTATCGTTTCTAAAGATGTTTTCAAAGTTCGCAACCTTTGCTACATTCCACCCGTCTATGTTTTGATTGAAATCCGAATAAGAAAACATATAAGCCATGCTTGTTGCCTCGCTCACGTTCCATGCGCTTATGTTTTGATCAAAGGGAGCACCATTAAACATGTTTTTAAAATTACTAACCTTCGCTACATTCCACCCACCAATATTATTATTGAAAGATGAATCATAGAACATTGATCCAAAGTTTATTACCTCGCTCACGTTCCATGCGCTTATGTTTTGATTAAAAGGTGTTTCTTTAAACATGGATCCCATGTTTGTTACTTTGCTTACATTCCATCCACTTATGTCGTGGTTAAAACAGCTATCAATTAAAAAATTGGTTGCATCCAGAAGATTGTGTAAGTTCCATTCAGAAATATCTTGATCAAATGCAGTATTTCTGAGCATGTTAGACATTACAATAACCTTGCTTACATTCCACCCACCTATGTTTTGATTAAATGCACTATCATAAAACATTGAATTCATCAGCGCAACCTTGCTTACATTCCACCCACCTATATTTTGATTAAACTTTGAATTGTAGAACATGCTAGACATGTTTTCCACATTACCTACATCCCACGAAGTTATATCTTGATTAAATGAACTATCATAAAACA